AAAAGGCTATAAAAAGTGTTACGGAAGCCGTTGACTTAGTTAATCAGGCTGTAGAAAAGTATGAAAATGAAACAGGCGATAAAATATATTTCGTTACAGTTAATGGAAAATTAGTTGCTAAGAGATATAGTACTTTGTCAAATGGATTAATTAAAGATTTTTTCAGATATTTTTAACATAATAGAATGTGTCTTTCATTAGGTTAAGAATAAAACAATGGTAACTATTAAAAATTAAAATACATAATAAAAGGAGAAATTAAAGCATGGGTATGTTCAAATTTACAGGAGATATATTATTTCCTAAAACAGATGCAGCTAAACCATTTATCAAGTTATTTTCAGGAGGAGAAGATAAGAAAACTCCTATGGCTAGTCTGAATTTGGGAATTAAGGCAGGAGATAACAATTTAGCTTTTATTGAAATGTTTGGTATGGTACAGAAGAAGATTTTTTCAATGAATTCAGAGAATGAAAAAATTGAGATTAATTGGGATGATCGTTTTGATAAAGATTCAATTAAAACGGTTGCAAACTACAAGAAGTTTACAATTGATCTAGGCGAAGGATTCGAAAGACAAGATTTTATTTCAGCATATGATGCAGTACTTTATTTAAAGGAAAATTTAGGTAAGTACAAAGGTAAGGTTTGTATTACTGGTCAGTGGGTAAAGCAATGGTATAAGGACAGATATTATGATAAGTTTCAGGCACAAAATTTTTATGCCGTAGCAGATGATACAAAGAATAAGTTAGCACTCACTGTTGATATCTATTATGACAAAAATGGTTTAGATGATAAGGACTTTAAGAAGGAAAACAGAATTTATCTCGACGGATATATTAAGCAATATATCAACAAGGATGAAAAGAGTAAGTTTATTCCTCAACAGTTTGTTCTTGACGGAACAAAGATGGATTTTACAAATGATAAGCATGTTAAATTATTTGATTATAGAAAGAAGTTTATGTCAACAGATAAGAAGACAGTTGTACATATGCAATGGGATGTGACTTATTTAAATGGTGCTGATACGGTTGAATTTACAGAAGATCAGCTTACTAAGTCACAAAAGGAACAAGTTGAACTAGGACTTGCAACGGTAGAGTCATTTAAGCCTAGAGGAGATATTTATGGTGATAGAGTATCTGAATTTAGATTGTCTAAGCCAAATTTAGTTGGAGATTTTACGGATGGTTTAGTAGATACAGAATTAACTATCAAGGAATTTACGGAGCAAATTTATACTCCAATTGCAAAAGAAGAAAAGTTAGATGACGTTGTAAAGAAAGCTGAAGAAAAAACCAATAAGGGAGATTTACAGGTAGACGAAGAAGATTTATTTGCATAATAACTAATAATATGGGTGGTGAAATTCCACCCATCATATAAAAGGAGATTATAAATGGCGAGGAAATTCGGAAAGAAAGTTGAAATTAAATTAAGTCCATTAGATTATAATATCGGACTTTTAGGAGAGTCCGGTATCGGAAAATCAACAATTATTAAAGAGGTGTGTGAAAAATTAGTTGGAGAAGATGGATATTTAGCATTAGATGTAGGTAAGGAAGATGGTCATGATGCTATCAATGGTATCCAGTCAGAAAAGATAGAAGATTGGGATAAATTCATTGAAGTAACAGATGATATCATTGAGAACAAAGATACTGATTGGAAAGAATTAAAAGTAGTTGTAATTGATACATATGATCAGTTATTTGAGTTAGCAGAACAAGAGGCTATTAGATTATATAATAAGAAGAATACTGATAAGCCAAAGGCAGAAACAATTAATGAAGCTTGGGGTGGATTTGGTGCTGGTTTAGATAAAACTATTGAATTAGTACTTGATAGATTATGGGAGCTTAAAAAAGTTGGAGTATCTTTTATTGTAATAGCACATACAAAAAAGAAGGACGTAGATGATCCTGTTTCTGGTCAGCAGTATTCAATTCTTACAAGTAATATCAGTCAAAAGTATTTTAATGCCATTAAAACTAAACTTCATTTTTTAGGAATGGCTTATGTCGATAGAGAGATTATTCAAGAAAAGACCGGAAAGAAAAATCTAAAGACGGGTAAAGACATTGAAAAGGGAAAAGTAGTCAATGAAAGTCGTGTTATTAGATTTAGAGACGATAGTTATTCAGTAGATAGTAAGTGCAGATTTGCGAATATTATTGATAGTATTCCTTTTGATAGCGATGAATTAATCAAGGCTTTAAAGGAAGCTATTCTTGTTGAACAAAGTAAGAGTGGTGTTTCTATTGAAGAAGCACAGGCTAAACAAAACAAGAATGCTGAAATAAAAGGAAAAGCAGCTACCGAGTATATTGAAAATAAAAAGAAGAACAAGGTAGACGAAAAAAAGAATGCAGAGCTTATTGATATTATTAAGGCGAAGTATCCTAAAGCCACAGACGAAGCAAAGGAACAGATTAAAGTTATTATGGCAGAAAATAAGATTGAAAATTTTAAAAGTATTGATGTTCCAACAAAGGGATTAGAAGAAATTGTAACATTGTTATGTTAATTAAATATGAAACTAAGTGGGGCGAATAACCTCACTTAGTAATTATGAAAGTAGGTGTAATATGGCTAGAACATGTAAATGTCAAATAACTCATGAAATAGGCGATGTTAATACGTTTATTAAAATAGATGGTAAATATTATAAATCACAAGAAATTTATGATGAGTATAAGAAAAATGCAAACTTACATAGGATAATAGTAGATACAATAGTAAATGATTTTTTAAATTATCAGAAGGGACAGATTTTCCCTACTATACTCACCAAAAAACTTAAAGAATTAGAATTTTATCCTAATGAAGTCATATTTAATACAATTAAAAAAAATCATGATACAATACAATACTGGATGAATACTAAAGATTTTAATAGTGATATAGGAAAAATATCATATATATTTGCAATAATCAAAGGTAATATAAATGATATTTATAAACAGTGGAAAATAGAACAGAATTGTATAAATAAAAAAAATAACAATGATACTAATTTAATTATTGACATAAATATGACTGAAAATAAACATGAAGAAAAAGACCTAAGAAAATGGCTGGAGGATGATGAATGGAACTAAAAAAATATCCTAAAGAAATAGTACAAAAACGTAATGTTATAGAGTGTAATTTTGTTTTTTCGCTTTATAAAGATCCAACATATATTGATGATTATAAAAATGTATCAAACGGTATAGATATTATTACGGAAGACGGTATATTTTATTATGGATTAGCATTGGAATTATATAAAGCCGGATATTTGGTTTTTGATAATATTTCAATATATACTTTTTTATCAGATAAAGAAATATTAAAGGATGGATTTGAAAGTAGAGGTGGTTATAGATCAGTACAAGAAATTATTTCATTATTAAACATAGATAATATTGTTGCATATTATGATGAATTAATAAAAAATAATATGATGATTAGGTTACATGATGCTGGCTTTAATATTTCAGGTGATATTGATAAAATAAATCAAATGTCATCTAATGAATTATATGATTATTATGATTATAAATTAAATAATATTTGCGTAGGTAAAATAGATAAAATTAAACCAGAAAATTTATCAGAAGGATATGAGCAATATATAAAAGAGTGGGATCAAGGTAAGTCTGTTGGATATAAAGTAGGATTTCCATTACTTAATTATAGACTTGCAGGAGTACATAAAAAGAATTTATTACTTCATTTAGCACATATAGGAAATGGCAAAACAACAACAGCAATATTATTTTATATTATGCCAGTACTAGAAAGTGGTGAAAATGTTTGTATTATAGGTAACGAACAATCAGTAGATGAATTTAGACAAATGATTTTATCAAGTGTATTATTTAATAAAATAGAATACTTCAAAATGAATAGGCAAAAACTAATTATTGGTCATTTTACTGATGAAGATAAAGAACATTTAAATAAGGCAGAACAATGGTTAAAAAATTGTAAAGGTAAATTACAATTCATAGAACTTAATGATTACTCAATTAGTAATGTTAAAAAAATTATTAAGAAATTTAGCAAATTAAATGTTGGTATGTTTGTGTTTGATACATTAAAACCAGAGCAAGAAAATTCTGATAAAGCATGGGCAGAGTTTAGTGAAGTAGCCAAGGAATTATTTTTACTCGCTAAGAAGGAAGATGTAGCATTAGTTGCAACAGCACAATTATCATCAGATTCTATGGGAAGAAGGTTTTTAGATTTATCATGTACTGGTAAATCAAGAGCAATTGCTGAAACAGCTTCACAAGTAGTAATGTTTCGTAGTTTGTCTAGTGACGAAAAAGAAAAGTTAAAGCCATATCAATTTCAAAAGACAGAAGATGGGAAGTATAGTAAAACACGTAAGATTATTGATATTGATATAAATAAAGATTATATAGTAATTTTTACACCAAAAAATCGTTTTGGTGATATATCTCCACAAATTATTTATGAGAGAAATATGTCATTTAATACAATGAAAGAAATAGGCTATATTGAAATTAATTATGATGGATATAAAACAAGATAATATAATAATTAATAGAAAGGGGCTGAAATCTCATTGGATGTCATAAGGCTTACAGAATATTTAACACAAAATATAGATGAGATTTTGACCGTCTTAAATGCATTAGGATATAC